TGATTGACCGCGCCGATCTACGTACACTCGCAGACATAGAGGAGATGATTTACCATGAGCAAGATTGGGAGTTGGATATTGGAACAGGAACAGTTGATGGAGACTTATCAGAAGTTTAACCACGACGCTGAACGTAACAAACTGAATGAGACTTACCATGAATACCTGTTACTTGGATATAGAAACCACTTTGGATCACTCAAAGATCTGGTGTGCCGTTACGAAGGTGAAGAACGATATACAAGTTCACACCTCACCAGACACATTGCAGAAGGTGTTGAATGATGCAGACAAAATCGTTGGACATAACCTCATCGGATTCGACGTGGGTGTTCTTGATCGTGTTTGGAACGTACGGGTTGCTAGGCATCTTGTTGTGGACACTCTCTACCTCTCCAGACTCTACAACCCCAGCCAAGACGGGGGACATTCACTGCGTAATTGGGGAACAATCCTTGGAGGAACAGGCAAGCTCGACTTCACAGACTACGACGGTGGACTGAGTGACGAGATGATCGAGTACTGTATCGCTGACGTTGAACTGACAGAACAGGTTCACAACTGGTTATCGCTGCAGATGATGAAGGAAAGGTTTTCTCAAAAGTCTATTGATCTTGAGCATCGTGTGGGTTGGATCGTGACTGAGCAGGAACGTAACGGCTTCAAACTAGACGTACCCTTCGCAGAGAAGCTGATGATGGACTTGATGTTTGAGATGAACAACATCGAAGCAGAGCTACAAGCTGTCTTCCCACCCATCGTTGAAGAGCGATGGTCTGAGAAGACAGGCAAGCAGCTGAAAAATAAAGTCACTATTTTCAATCCCGGCTCACGTAAGCAGATTGCAGAACGACTGCAAGGTCTTGGTGTAAAGTTCGACAAGAAGACTGAGAAGGGAAACATCATCGTTGATGAGAAAGTGCTTGAAGGTATTGACAGACCTGAAGCTAAAGCGGTTGCACGTTACATGATGTTGCAGAAGCGAGTGGCTCAGATAGATTCATGGTTGAAAGCTGTTAAGGATGATGGTAGAGTACACGGCAGAGTCATCACTAACGGTGCTGTGACAGGACGTATGACACACCAATCACCTAACATGGCGCAGGTACCAGCTGTGTCTGCACCGTTCGGGACAGAGTGTCGATCATGTTGGACAGTGGACGAAGGTAACAAGTTAGTTGGCATCGACGCCAGCGGTTTAGAGCTACGTATGTTGGCTCACTACATGGATGACGAAGACTATACTAATGAAATCCTCAATGGCGATATTCATACGGCTAATCAACGAGCAGCTGGACTTGAGACACGTCCTCTTGCAAAAACATTCATTTATGCGTTTCTGTATGGAGCCGGAGATGCTAAGATCGGAGCTATCGTTGGAGGAAATAGCGTTACTGGAAGAAGACTTAAGGAAACATTTCTATCTAACACGCCGTCTCTTGAAAGAGTTAGAAGAGATACTCACAGGCAGGCTGCATCAAGCGTCCTTACTGGACTCGACGGGCGAAAGCTCAGAGTCAGATCAGAACACGCCGCACTGAACACACTACTCCAAGGCGCTGGGGCTATTGTTATGAAAGAAGCCTTGACAATCCTGAATGCTAAGTTACTGTATATACCACACAAATTTGTTGCTAACGTCCATGACGAATGGCAAATAGAAACAACAGCACACTACGCTGATACGGTTGGACGTATGGGTGTACGTGCTATCCAGCTTGCCGGAGAGACACTCAGCCTACGGTGTCCACTAGACGGCGAATATAGAGTAGGTAACAATTGGGCAGAAACTCATTAAGGAGAAACTTATGTCTGCAAACAAACTACCACCCATCACTGTACGCGGTACCGTCTACTGGTGTGAGCGTAACAAGCTCAACAAGTACAGTAACAAGTATCAGGTGCAGCTTGGTAACCTCAGCGAGAAAGCTGTTGAGGCCATTGAAGAGATGGGTATTGCACCTAGCAACAAGGGCGATGACCGTGGCTTCTTTATCACCATGAAGAGCAACAACCCTATGCGTCTAACGGATGAGAACGGTGTTGAGATTCCTGAAGATGTTCTTATCGCTAACGGATCTGAAGCTATCGCTGTTGTAGGATACTATGACTGGTCTGTTGGTACAGGACGTTCACCATCCATGATCAAGATGAAGGTTACTAACCTGATCGAATACGCTGACAACTCAGTATCTGAAGCGGAAGCGTTGTGATCCTGATTGATGGTGACATTGTGGCTTATCGTTGTGCATTCAAGTGCAATGATGAGTCAGCCAAGACTGCCTGTTATACTACGGGCAGTTTCTTGTCTGATATGGTAAGCGATCTATACACTATGATAGACGGCGAACCAGACTACCGTGTCTACCTAACAGGCAAGGGTAACTTCCGTAATGATGTAGCTGTTACTGCGCCTTACAAGGGCAATCGTAAGGACAAAGAGAAGCCTGTACACTTGGAAGCTATACGCAAGTATCTTATCGAAGACTGGAACGCTGTTGTATCAGAAGATGAGGAAGCAGATGACTTGATTGCTATCGACGCTACCGCCATCCCTGACAGCATCATTGTTAGTCTCGACAAGGACTTCCAACAAGTACCGTGCAAGCACTACAACTTCAACAAACGTGAATTGTCTTCTGTTAACGAAGAGGAAGGCTTATTGTTCTTCTACCGTCAGATCATCATGGGCGACAAAGCTGATAACATTGTCGGCGTGTATGGTATTGGCGATAAGAAGTCTCAGAAACTCCTTGAAGGACTGACAGAGATAGAGATGTTCAACAAGTGCGTTGAGTTGTTAGAGTCTGAAGAGCGTGTCATCGAGAACGCTAGGCTGCTCTGGCTACGACGTGAACCTAATCAAACATGGGAAAGACCAAGTGAAGAGAACGAGACGTAACATACCAAAGGGCTACGATAGTTGGTTCGAGTATGATCTTCACCAGAAGTTTAAACGGTGTGAGTACCATGTTAACAAGCTAACGTACACGCAGGTTAAGACGTACGAACCAGACTTTGTATATTACAATATAGATTCTACTATATATATTGAAGCTAAGGGGAGGTTCCGTGACAGAGCAGAAGCGAAGAAGTATGTTGATATTAGCCGATGCCTTGGCGAGAAGGAGACGTTGGTCTTCGTCTTCCAAAACCCAAGAACAGCTATGCCCGGAGCAAGACGTAGAAGTGACGGGACAAGATACACCATGCAAGAATGGGCAGACAAACAGGGATTCACATGGTACACACCAGAAACCTGTCCTGTCGGATGGAGTAAAAAGCAATGACTAGACATCTAGTAATACCTGATACTCAAGTAAAGCCGGGACTGCCTAACCAGCATCTGTACTGGGCTGGTAAATACGCAGCCGCTACAAAGCCTGACGTCATCATTCATCTGGGGGATCACTGGGACATGCCAAGTCTCAGTAGCTATGACGTAGGTAAGAAGTCCTTTGAGGGACGGCGGTATACACTTGACATTGAAGCTGGCATCGAAGCTATGAATCAATTCATGTTACCCATCCGCAAAGAACAGGAGCGACTGCGTAGTAACAAGAAGAAGACATGGACACCACGGATGGTATTCTTGTTAGGTAACCACGAGCAACGGATTGAGCGAGCTATTGAAGCTGACCCTAAACTAGAAGGACTAATGAGTTATGATCATTTCTTATTGGACGAAATCGGTTGGGAAGTTATCCCTTTTCTACAACCCACCATCATTGATGGTATCGCGTACTGCCACTACTTCACAAGTGGAGTCATGGGCAGACCAGTCACCTGTGCAAAACTCATGTTGCAAAAGAAGTTCATGTCGTGCATCATGGGACACGTCCAAGACAGAGACATAGCCTACGCACGTAAGGCAGACGGTAGTAACATTACTGGATTGTTTGCTGGTATATATTACAACCACAGTGAAGGCTACTTAAACCCTCAAACGAACGGTAGCTGGTCTGGAATATGGATGCTAAACGAGGTAGACAACGGTTCCTTTGATGAGCTACCTATTAGCAT